CTTCAATGGGTACTGACTCGGTGGGGATACGAGAGCCTTCATAAGTCTCACGCAATTTCATCAAAGCCTTTAAGCCCTTGGCTGTACCACCCATGTACTTAAACTCTTCAAAGTCATCTTTACCCCAAACTCCTTTGTTTACAAGGCCTCTAGCCCAATCTGTCATTCCTTTAATAATGACATCTGCGTTAGGACCAAGAGCTGCCTTTTCTTCAGCAAGTGATCTAGTGACAGTTTCTACTTTCTCTGCACTCATGCCAACCACTTTGCCAACCAAACTATCTAAGGCGAGTTGCGATATCCCATTCTCTTTAGCCCAATCCAAGACGTGGCTACGAACTGGGTCATTCTCTGGAATTGCACCAAATGCGGATGCATCGTATTTGCCATCTGCTGGAGCTTTGTGTTTGCCTTGCGATATCTGTTTACGCAAGTCCATCCACGATTTTGCTATGCCCTCAAGATCGGGGGCTGCATCGTCTTTCTTCCAAAAGTTCTCAGGCCACCAATCAGGCCTGTCTAGCGGAGTGTCATCCTCTTGCTCTGCTAAATGAGATATCTGTGATGCTTCTGGGTTTTGCTGCTCTGTACCTTGGCTGTCCTCAGTTGTTACTGAGTCCAGTAGGCCACCATCCTCTGTGGGCTGGACTGCTTCGGTAGTTTCCATTTTTACATTTTCCTCGCTTTATTAATCCTTGCTTCAAGATCCCGAATCACGCTGTTTTGTCCTTCTCGATAAAAAGCATAACTAGGATCAGCGCCAGGCAAGGCAACTGGCTGCTCTAACAAAGTGGCTCTTAACCACTTCATTAGTTTTTCGCCATCCTCTGAGCTGAGAACTCGGAGGCATAATTTGTTTAGGTCTTCTACTGATTGGTCAACATCACGAATATCTGTAACTACACTTTCTAAGCCAGCCCATCCGTCAACATTCATCTATTAGCCTCCAGCCATTTTCAGCATTTCTGGTACAGCCTCTGGGTTTTGCTCGGCAACCTGAGATGCCTGTTGAGCAATCTGCTGGAGATTGTATTGGCGCTCTGCTGAGTCATTACGCAACCTTGATGGGATGCCTAGTTTGTCTGCAATGTAGTCTGTAATCTCGCCCATCTTAGGTGTTGCTTGGCCCTCTGGTCCAAAGCCTTGAGCCATCTGCACGAACTGCATGACGTTGGTTACGTCTTCCATATTCTGAGCCATAGCTAATGGGGCAACTGGTGCTACCTTTACCTCTAGACCATTCACACGCAAAGGCATATCGATAATGCCTCTGTCATCCATTACTTGCAGTATCTTAGATACAAGCGGAATCATGGTCTCATTAATCAATCGGCCAAATGCAGATCCAAGATTCTGACTCAACTCCTTCATACGTTCTACGACTTCAGTTGCGGAGCGAGCAGACATCTTGGCAGATGCTGGGTTAAGAACTCCATCGTCAGCAGCTGTATACACACCAGATATAGCCAAAGATGCATTCTTTAATACTAGCTCTAGTGTTTTGTTCAATGTCTTGATATCAGGCAACGCAGTAATCAATGGGCCTCTGCCATATATCTCACCGGCCACCTTCATATAGCGACTGACTACCCAAGGACTCTTCTTGAGTCTGCGATAGACCAACTCTTGCTTAGATTCTTTGTGGATAACGTGATAGCAAAAGTCACCACGTTTTGGATCAAATACTGTAGCCTCAATCAACTCAAAGTCTTCTGTTGGCTTTTGGTCAATCTTCTGCTGTAGGTCTGATGGGATTGTGGCATCTCTCCATTGCTGAATGATTGCCTCGCCCTTAATACGCATACGTCTGTATACATTGTCTACCTGACCATTAGCGCCCTCTTCAAAGGCAACTAAAAACTGTGGCACAGGAATGAAGTTGATTGGTGATGTGTCATCACCAGGCTGAACCATCATTACTGCTGTACCAACTGCTAGGTCAAGCAAGAACTCACCCATCGCAATGTCAAAGTTAGACTGCTTGAGAGTTGCAAACATCTTGTCTGCATAGATATCAAGAGCTGCTGAGGCCTCTGCCTTGCGGTCTTCTGGAATATCTGGTCCAGTTTCTAATCTGCACCATTTACGCTGTGGCGGGAATATTCCTGATTGTAGGCGGTTGGCAAAGCGCTGAGTTGAATTAATAGCGGTTGCATCAAACACACGATTCATCTTCTTAGCACCGCCAACCTTACCATCATAATAGCCGTCATAGAGATTACGCTGTGGCAGAGCAAACTCATATGCCTCATCGTATAGGTCTCTAAAATCCTCTTTCTTACGCAACGCAATATCGTGGCGCTTGAGGATGTCTTCGGGTTTTAATCTCATCATTTCAGCCATTATTCAATCTCCGAATCCATTAACATTGTTCTACCTCTTAATCTTCCAGCTTTTTCAAGCCTCTCATAATCTGCTTTTGTTATGCCAACCTCGTCAGGATTTTTTCCTGTTTCACGCATGAAATATTCCTTCCATGCTGTTGGGTGGCTTTCAGATTTCAACATCTTTCCACCTTCATCAGATGATGGCCAATGGAATTTATTTTTATCGTATGGGTCTCTTTCTGGTCTAATGCCAGCCTTCCAAGCAGCTCGATAGTCGTAATCTGTCGTATCTAGGTCTGGAGCCTCGTCATATTCTTTGACGTACTCTTTAAACCATTCAGTACCTTTTATCCAAGATAGAAATGATTTTTCTTCAGCTGGAGATAATTCTGTCATTTCAGCCATATCAATCCTTTTTGTGTCTATTTGCAAAGTTACGAGCTGCCTCTTTGCTACCGAATCCCCACGCTTGCAACGCTTTCTTTAAGCGAGTTGGTCTGCCTTTCTCATCTACTAAAGGCCCAGCCATCCCACCAAAGCGAGCAGCAAAAGATACCCTTCTTGGGTTGGTTCCACCCTTAACTGGGGCCTGTAGATTGCCACCTTCTTTGCGCTCAAAGTATTTGCGCCCAGCCTCGTTAAGACCACCCTTTGGGTTTTGATGTTTTTTTAATGTCATTCGTACCACTCAATCATTAAGTGAGCCATATGCGCTTGCCCACTTCTGTTTGTCAATCTAAACAAATACGTTGTTAGCGGAGCCAATACATATTGGAATGAAAATGCAGCGGATCCAGTTGCCTGACCACCAGAGCCACCAGAAAGAAACTCACCAGTTAACTGTGTTCCAGTAGTGGTAACTGTTGGATTAATTAATATTGCACTTGCGCTTGTGTTGGCTGATGACCTATAGCGATTGATTGCTGTAAACGATGTGCCACCAGTTACTGTTGCATTTTCAAAAATAGTAAACTCTGCATCACCGCCACACTTAACATCAAATACTAGGTGAGGATACTTGCCAGTAGCCCAAGCAACAGCAATATTAATTGATGCATCGTCAGCTAATTGGTTTGCGTCACCATTTAAAAAATATGCGTAAAAGGCTCTGCCTTCATGCAATCTGATATGGTTAATGTCAGCCATAACAAATGGCTTCTCTGATCCGGCAACAACTTGATTGCCATCCTTATCAATATATGTTGGTGTAACAAATATTGATTTGGTGTTATCAGGCTCCCGCTGGACAATGATAGCCATTAGTCTTCTTCATCCTCTAGCTCGGATGCTTTGTACATATCCATCTCGTTTGGCTTAGAACGGCCAGCCTTTTGAGCAAGCATCTTAGCCACCTTCTTTTGGAATGGTGTCAACTTCATAGGCTTCTTCTCTTCCTCGCCCATGCCTTTGTGGTCTTCGCCAAACTCAAACGATAGTTCTACTTTCATTTTTTAGATGCTCTCATGTTATCTACAAGATTTGGATATGGTCTACCAGCTTTCTTGGCCATTGCTTTAGCAGCAGCCTTCTGCATGGGAGACAACTTCTCAGGCTTACCTAAACCTTTTGGTCTTTCTTTATCCCAGACTTCTTTCATTAGTAGCCCCCAGCTTTACGGCCTTCAGACATAGCGATTGCTTTTGCCTGAGCTGGTGTTTTTACTTTCTGACCAGAGCTTGACTTGAGCTTTCCTTTGGAATACTCACGCATTACTTTGGCAACTTTGGCTTGCATCTTATCTGTATCTGGCATATCTATCCTCTATAGGTTTTGATTGGAACCAAGTGTTTCTTGCATACCCATCTCTGGGTTTAGACGTGAATCAGAAAGGAGTTGACGGCCTCTACGTCTTGCGCCACGCATTCTTGCGCCAGCCTCTTCCTGTGCCTGTGTTGCTTGTGATTTTTGAGCCGCTGCTTTTCTTTCTGCTTCCGCTGCATCTGCCATTGGTTGTGATGCAACTGCTTTGGCGCTACCGCCTCCAAATACTCCACCCATGATTAGCTCACTTTCATTTCGTTAGAGCCAAGCGTTTGAATGCCTGTCTCTGGGGTTAAACGTGTATCCGATAACAACATACGGCTACCACCACGAACTCTTGCTTTAGCACGAGCTGCGTTTTGCTCTGCGAGCTGTCGCTTTTCTTCTTCAGCTTGCGCCCTAATTCTTTCGTTCTCTGCTTTAGTCTCAGCAGCTGCTCGTTCAGCACCGCTGGTATCTGGAGATCCACCAAATAGTCCACCCATTTAATACCTCGTCATTAGTAAGTAATCCACCTTGTCAGGGCCATACATCTTTAAAACCGCTTCGGTCTCAAACCTTAATGCTTTCGCATAACGTATTGCCCGAATATCGTCAGTTCTAACAGTTATTTGCAATCTATGCAAGTTGAGATATCTGGTTGCGATATCTACAAAGGATCTGCCACATCTGAGCATGGATGCTGGGTGTTCTCTAGCCTGATTGTCAAAGATGCTCCACATCTCGCCAACTCCACCCCAAAAGAATACAACTCCAAAGATGGCTATCGGTTTATTGCGGTAGAAAGCGGTAACCGCTGCGCCAAGCATGGATTGGCTGTATATCATGGATCTGAGGTCATATCCTCTAGCCACAGCCAACAACTCTGGCTGGGTGGTATCGAGTTGGTCAAAGTGGTCAATAACGAATGGCAGATAGAACACCCCTCTCTTGGGATGCATCTCCTCGTTTAATACCTCGTAGGGTATAGTCACTTTCATCTTGAGAATATATCAAAGTCGCTGTTAGCCACAGTCTGGGCTACATATGTTCTTGATGACACGTCTCCTGGGCGAGTCATCCGCTTGTATTCACCGCCACCGAGCAAGAGATATCCAAAGGCATCACCAACGTGGGAGTGTTCGTTTTTATTTGGGCTATCCCTAAACCGCTCCTGACCAGAGCCGACTGATACCCGCTTGAAATGGTAGCCACCCGCCAGAGACTTGCGTAGTAGCTTACATTTGCTGTCAACCATCAGCCCCGGCTTGCCGTTAATAAGACGTTGCATGGGCGCAGCAGCGGATTCTCTGCGAACCTTGAAGTCGTTTGATGGGGTTGGCTGTGCCTTGAGGCCAAGAGTCCTTAAAAAGTCAAAGGCCGTTACCTCATAGATCGCATCTCTAGCCATACCAGCTGGATC